AATGAATAAACTCGGAATATTAAAGCCAGTATTAAATGCAATAGGTAAAGCGTTTGAGTTTATAGGTGCAGTTGTAGACATGGTTATTCAAGGATTCAAAGACTTGACTGATTGGTTAGGACTTACGAATAATGCAGCAGAAGACGCAGCAGATAAACAAGCAGCAGCAGCAGAAAAAACTGCGGCAGCATACGAAGAAAAAAGTAAATCGGTTGTTGGTGGCTATGATAGAGAGATTGAACTTGCTAAATTAGATGGTAAAAATACGGTTGAACTAGAAAAGCAAAAACAGTATTGGATAATCAAGACTGCGGAAGCAAGATTAAAAGCTATTAAAGAGAAAATCATTGCGGGTAAATTGAGTGGTGATTTAGACGAAGAAGAAATAAAAGAATTACGAAAAGCCTACAACGAACAAGTTGAAGTAGTGAAAGATGCTAAACACCAGGTTGAGGTGATAGATAAGACTGAAGCTAACCGTAAAAAAGAGGATAGAGAAAAGGAAGCTGAAGACCAAGCTAAAACAACGGAGAACAATAGAAAGAAAGCAGCAGATTCTTACAAAGCAAGAATTGAAGCAGAAAAGAAATATCAAGCTGAACGATTAGCAGCAAGAAGACAAATAGAAGATTTAGAGGCTTCTTTATTAGAAGAGGGTGTACAAAAAGAACTTCAAATAAACAAATTAAAATTCAAAAGATTAATTGAAGATACACAAGCGAGAGTCACAAAAACTAAAGAAGAAGAAGACGAAAAAGCAAGATTACTAAATTTATATTATGTTGAGTATTCTAAAACACAAGATGAAATAAATCAAAAAGAACTTGCAAGAATAAATCAGTTTGAGATAGACGCTAAAAAAATAAAGGAAGATGCGGAGACTGCTTGGTTGCAAACGGTTGAAGACATTGCGGAACAAAACTATATTAATTCATTATCAGATAAAGACAAAGAACTTTTAGCAGTTAACGATAAGTACTTCGCATTGCAAGAAGCGGCTAAAGGTAACGCTGAGCAAATGAAAATCATTGAAGAGGCAAAGGCAACGGAGGTAGCTGCAATAAATGACAAGGCAGCTAAAGATGAAATTGCAAGTTTACAAGCAGTAGCAGATGCAAAAAAAGCTATTCAAAACGCAAACTTAGATTTAGTTGTTTCAGGTGTTGGACTTCTTAAAAATGTATTTGAAAAGAATAAATCAATTCAAAAAGGTTTATTGATAGCAGAAAATGCAGCGGGTATTGCAAAGATTATAATTAACACCGCAGCAGCAAACGCAGCAGTAACTTTAAAATATGCTTTGATTCCTGGAGGAGCGGCAATTGCAGCGGGTGAAATTGCAAGAAATAAAATAGGAGCGGGAATAGGAATAGCTGCTTCAATAGCTGCGACTGCAAAAGGTTTAGCTGCTCTTGGTGGAGGTGGCGCAACGGGTGGAACTGCTCCAGGTGGAGGCGGTGGAGGTGGCGCAAGTAACACTTCAACTTCACAAGCTACTCCGCAAGTTAATCTATTCGGTGCAAACAATAACGCTAATACAATTAATGGAAGTCAGTCATCTAATCAAGGTGGGGAAATGATAGTTAAGGCGGTAGTTGTCGAATCAGACGTAACTTCAATGCAGAAAAAGATGAATAAAGTACAAGAATCCTCAGTATTATGACAAGCTATATTTCACTATTATCTAAAATAGAAGCGTTCTGCAACGCTCACCTACAAATAAAAAAGTATGGTGGAGAATTTCGTGAGCAGATGCCTAACTTTGCAACGAAAGATGAGAAGTATCCCGTTGTTTTTGTTACTCCAACGAGTGATACTGAAGCCTTAAACACGAATCAGTTTACTGTAGATATCTATTGCGTTGATATTATTCAAGCAGATAGAGCGAATCTAAATAGTATCATTTCAGATTGTCAGCTTATCTTAAAAGATATGTACGTTTACTACACAAATGACAACGATGTTGAAATTGATGTAGTCGGGACTGCAAGTATGTCTCCTTTAAATAACCAAGATTTAGATTACGTTGCGGGTTGGGTAATGAGTATTACTTTTGAGGTAGCAAGTTACGGAAGTTGTGCTATTCCGATGAATCCAATAAATCCAAATCCTCCGATTGTTTGTGAAGATGCGACTGTTGAAAATTCAGATGGTACATATTCAGAAACAGTAGCTAGTGGTGGCACATTGATTTTACCTGATACAACTTATAATTTTATAGTTAACGGAGTGACAACAAGCGTAACAGTTCCAAGTTTAATAAATGAAACATTCAATATAGTATGGCAATAATAGATATAAATATACCAATCGAGGACGCTGTTACGGATGGCAGTTTAAATCCCGTAACTAGTAACGCTGTTTTTGACGCGATTAGCGGACTTGTACCCAATACGCGAAACCTTACCATAAACGGAGTAACTTATGATTTAAGCGCAGATAGAAGTTGGGTAATAGCTGCGACTGCTTCAACACTTCAGCATCAAGTTAAAGCGGGTCAAGATATGACAAAAGGACAAGCAGTTTATGTGAGTTCAGCGGATGGTACAAATATGATTGTATCTAAAGCATCCAATGTGAGTGAGCCTACTTCGTCTAAAACAATGGGTTTAATAAATCAAAACTTAGCTACTAATGGAAAAGGTTTTGTTATAACTGAGGGACTTTTAGCAGGTTTAAATACTGCTTCGGCAACTGCGGGAGACCCCGTTTGGTTAGGAACAAATGGTAATTTAATCTACGGACTAATTAACAAACCTGCTGCACCCGCTCATTTAGTATTTATTGGAATTGTAACTAGAGCAAACGTAAGTAACGGTGAGATATTTGTTCGTGTACAAAACGGTTTTGAATTACAAGAACTTCACAACGTAGCTATTTCTTCGGTTGCAGATAATAATCTACTTCAATACGATTCAGCGACTTCACTTTGGAAAAATGAAAGTTTATCAACTGCGGGAATTCAACCTACTTTAGTAAGTGCTACTAACATTAAAACAGTTAACGGAAATAGTTTACTTGGTAGTGGTGATTTGGTTATAAGTGGTGGAGGTGGTATAACAGTAGGTACAACTGCGGTAACTTCGGGAACTGTTGGAAGAGTATTTTTTCAAGGAACGGGAAATGTTGTTCAGCAAGATTCGGCTTTGTTCTACGATAATACCAATAAAAGGCTTGGATTAGGAGCAAATGGTAACACACCAACTTCAACGCTATTTGTTAGGACAAATACAACCACAGCACATGACACATTAATAGTGCAAAATGGGCAGTATGGCAATCCTATTTTTAGAGTCAGAGACAATGCAACTGCATCACAAGCATCCATTGGTTCTTTGTTTGTAGCTGCCCGTATTTATGGAAGTAATAGTACAACTACGGGGAATGAATTAGATTTGGGAGGCTATGGTTTAGGAGCAACTTATGGTCAAAATGCTAATAATGCAGTATGGTTAAATAATCAAGGTAATGTTGGAGATGGTATAGGTACATCTGTTATTTCTGTTTCATCTAATGTTTACATAAATTTACAAACTACTAAAAAATATAAATTTGAAGGGCAAAGCGGTCACTTCGGAATAGGTCAAGTTGGTACTTTGGGAGCAAGATTAGATATTAAAGCCCAAGGTGCGCTTTCAAGTGATTTGGCTTTAAGAGTTAGAAACTCAGCAGATACTTCAAATCTATTTGTAGTAAAAGGTAACGGAGTATTAAATGCTGCAAATTTACCTACGTCTGCAGCAGGATTAGTAACGGGTGACATTTGGAATAACTTAGGAATTTTAACAATAGTATAATAAGTAACTTTACAAATAAAAATCATGGGATTAATTATTAGCGGAAAAATTACAATTACGGGTACAGAAATAGTTGTACCAAATGTTTACGGAAGAATTGAATTTGCTGGTAGAGCAGATGGTAAAACATTAGAGATAGCAGTAGCTACATACGCAAGTGAAGAGGCGTTTACTAGTGGTGCAAGTGTACTAAGCACAAACGTTCAGCAAGGTAGTTTTACAGTTGAGATACTACCAACGGAACTACAAAGCATTAATACTGCACACGAATATGGTAAACAAGCATTCGAGCAGTTAGGTTACACAGTTGTAATTGATATGTAATGACCTTTAAAGCCCAACTAACGAACTCATTTCTTCACACCTTGCTAATATAAATTTTAAATGGCTACGTTCAAAGTAAAATACGCTACAAGGAATAAACTCGCAAGAGCCTTGCAGATGGAAATCAAGAAACTTGGTTTAATCGACTACGGTACGATGTACGATAGTGTGCGTATTTCTGCAATGACTGGAACGGAACTAAATAGAATTGACATTACTGTAAGCGTTATGTACTATTATTTCTTTTTAGATGAAGGAACAATTTACATTGATGCGTTTGATATTACTGATAGGTGGCTTGATAGTCCAATCGTTCAAGGTATAATCGGTGAAATAGTACAAGATTACATTCAATGGCAGTTTGAAAAATATCCTTTACTTGAAATGGCAAGAATACTAAACAATCCAAAAGTATTCGTAAACTTTAATTGGATAGATGAAAATGCTTTACCTTACAAACTACCTGGAAGAAACATTCAGAATTTAGATTTCTAGTTCTTTCTTCATTCCTAAAATATTAAAGGCGAATACTAGATTTAGTTCTAGTACGTCTTTGATTTTAGTTACATCTTCATTGGCTAAATTGTAGAGCGTATGTTCCCAAGACCAACGGTTAATTTTATCTTCAGCTTCTTGCTCTTTTATATCTTCTTCGTCTAGTTCAGCTTCGTCAAGTTCGTCTTCGTCAAAGATTGGATTGAATAAGTTTTCATATACTTTTAAGAAGTTCTCCCGATACTTAATGTATTCCGCTATGATTCCGTAGATTGATGTAATTGGTAAATCGTTAAATAGTTCTTTGCGTTTCTCAATATTAAACGAATAATCTTCGAAAATCAATTCTTCCCATTCGCTTAATTTAGTTTTACGGTACAATACTGAACTAATGTAGGTCAAGTGTTTTACATAGTCATTTGCAAAGTAGTATTCCAGGTCGATAAACTCACCTAGTTTCAAATCATTCAATCCAATGTAAGTAAGATTGTTGATTTCATTCTTGAAAATATTTGAAGGCTGCTTTTTTATGAATGTTACTTGCTTTACAATCTTAGAAAGTTCGTCTATTTCCATGTCATCGAATTCATCTACATCAATATCAGTCAAAATAGATAAGCATTCTATTTCGTAACTAAATAAAGAGTCAAAGTCTTCGTTATTCAAAGACCTCAACTCAATAAACTGTTCGACTGTTATATCATTCCACGATTTCGGTAGCTTCAACTTGAATTTCTTTAGCGGTTTTACCTAACTTTTGACCAATGTAAGCAATAAAAGGGATAGCAATGTTTGCTTTTTGCTCCTTAAACATCTTCGACTTTAAAGCAATATGTGAATCACCGTAATGCTCCGCTTTAGTTAAGTCAGTTCGTTTGAAAATAATAGCCATAACACGAGAAATATAATTTTCGGGAGATGTAGAAACTGCTTTTTCAATCATTTTTAAATCACGAACGTTTAATTTAAACTCATCTTCGTAGGCTTGGTAAGTATATCCATCGAATTCAATTGATTTAAGAAACTTTTTTGTAGGCTTTTTCTTTGTGTCGCAAAATTCTTTCACGATTTCCGTAAACTTTTCAAAATCCAAATCATAAACTTCATCTTCATTTGCGCCTAAATCTATAAATATTTTAGCCCACTTTTCGAATTGGTCAAGTTCCAGGTTATTCATTGTTGCGCTAAGTTTCTCAAACTGCTCAATTGTAAGTTCAGTTACTTCGTTGTTAATCTTAGTTGTTCCGATTTTTACCATAGTGTTTTTTTAGCAAATATACAAAAATATAACAAAAAAAAATGTATACCATTATAAAGTATGGCTAATGACATTCCTATTTTTAAAGTTACGATTGACGAAGACTATTCCGATGGCGAAGTATTAGGAATTGAGCAAGTAGCATTCACTAGTAAACCCGCAATTTTAGTTAAAGGAATGGCGTTTAATAGTCACTCTAAAGTAATGCAGTTTGCGGATGAGCCAAAGATGAGAATCGTAGCACCCGCCATGATTCCGATGGACATTTACCGCAACGATGAAGAAGGAGAATATTTTGTACAATTTTCTGAAGAAGAAATAGAAACAATTTATTCCGATTTTATGCAGAATTTAAATAATAATAATTTATTCAATTTAGAGCATGACGCTGGGCAAATTGTTCCCGCTTACATTCTTGAAAGTTGGCTCGTTCAAAATCCAAAGTTAGATAAATCATATAGTTCGTATGGTATTGAAGTACCAAAGGGAACGCTTATGCTAACTGCTCAAATAACGGACAAAGAATATTATAATAAACTTGTTGAAAGCGGACAAGTTGGTTTCTCAATTGAGGGGTTTTTAGGCTTAAAATTAAGTATTAATAAACAAATAGAAAACAGTATGAATTTACCTGATGGAGAACATCTGATTGAAGGCAAAATCTACGTTGTTAAAGACGGAGTAGTTGTTGAGATTAAGGATGCACCCGAAGCTGAAGTGGAAGTCGAAATGGCATCTACCGAAGAAGTAGTTGAAGAAGAGGTAGCAATGGCTGAGGAAGTTGTAGAAGAAGAAGTTGTTGAAACTGCAATGGCAGTTGACCCAACAGCAGACGCTGAAGCTATCCTTGCAATCGTTATGCCTACAATTGACGAAAAGTACAACGAACTTATTCAGTTAATAGCTGAAGTAAAAGCAATGATTCCAGCTCTTGAAGAAGAAGAAGTGGAAGTTACCGAGCAAAAATTAACTGCTCATGAAAAGTTAATGAAGTTTAATAAATTTAATCAAGATTAAAATGTCAAGAAAATTAAAATTCGATTTAGACATCGAAACAAACGCACTACTTTGTGCTAATCCTAACGAGTTCTACTCTCGTGCGTATATTACTGAAGATATCGTAGACAACTACCGTACTTTACCGGGTATCAAGTCAGCTACTAAATTAGCTAACGTTACTTTTGGTAACATCTTACAATCTTCTTCTTGTGCTTTCTCTGCTCCTACTGACGCATTGGATGCTATCGACATCGATGTTTGTGCATTGTCAGCAATGGCTCAAATTTGTCAATTTGATTTAGAGCAATCTTTCCTTTCTTTGCAAATGGCTGCGGGAAGTAACGGAAGTTTTGAAGTTGCTTCTTTCATGTCTTACTATTGGGAGACAATGTCTATGCAAATTGGTGAAGATGTTGAGTTATTGAGATGGCAAGGTGATACTGATTCCGTAGACCCTCTATTGTCTTTGTGTGATGGTTACCTTAAGCGTTTATTAGCTGACGCTGATGTAGTAGATGTAGCAAATGTTGCTATTACTTCTACAAATGTTATCGCACAATTGACTGCTATCTTGAATGCTGCTCCTGCAACGATTAAAAGAAAGAAAGCAGATTTACGTTTCTATGTTTCTTCAAACATTGCTACTGCTTACGAATTAGCTGCTGCACAAGGTAACACTCAAACATTCGTTACGCTTCCTTTAGCGTTGACGTTCTTAGGTATTAAGATGGTAGTTGCTGAAGGTCTTCCTAACGATACTGCGGTATTGACTTTGAAGAATAACTTAATCTATGCTTTCGATTCAGAGTCTGATGCAAAAGCGTTAAGAGCAGTTAACTTGAATGATACAGTTGCTGAGCCATATTTGAGAACTCGTGCAAACTTGAAAGTTGGATTCTGGTATACAAACCCAACTGAAATCGTTCTTTACTCTTAAGAACTAGTTTTATTAATTAACTAAAAAGGGTGGGTGGATTCGCCTACCCTTTTTTAATACATAAAAATTATGCCTTGCAATACAATAACAACAATAACTAAAGGATGCGATAACAACATCGGAGGCATCCAAACGGTCTATATCAATGACCAAAGCGAAGTAACTGCGGTAACTGTAGACGAACCTAATTGGGAAATAACTGCAATCACTAACGGAGACCCTTTTATTCCTTTCGAATTTAAGCGTAATACGGGTAACTATGTTGAAGACCAAGCGAATGATTTGATTAATGGCTCTTCATTCGTAACTGCTACTATTACTTTAATGTTCCATCGTAGAGAAGCAGCGAAGTCTCGTTCAATCAAGATTCTTGGAGAAGGACAGAGAGACCTTGCTATTATCGTTTTAGATGCTAACGGTAAATATTGGTACTTCCCGAATGCACAAGTTACTGCGGTAGCTGAAGGCTCAGGAACTGCTAAAGCAGATGGCTCAAAGTACAGTATTACTATCGTTGCTGAATCAGAGAATTTAGCTTACGAAGTTGACCCTACTATTATTGCAGCTTTACTAGTTTAAAAGTAAACTTTGCTATCCTCACCCTCACTTTAATTAGTGGGGGTTTTTTGTTTTATAACAAATCGTAATTAAAGACCATTATAATATATGATATACTTAGAAAAAGATTTTAGAAATACTTTTGTTCTCACGCTTACTGAGTCATCTACTATTTCGAATCCTACCTACTTATTTTTATTCCAAAATGAATTTAATAAAAGTTCACAAGGCTTTCAATGGGTAGGAGTAGATACTTCAGACTATAAAGAAAGATACAATTTGTTTGAGTTAAGGGAGGGAGTTGATGCGACCTTTATACTTGGACAATATACCTATACTGTTTACGAATCTGCCGACCCTATCGTCATTGTAGACCAAGATATAGATTACTATACTGGTTTAAATGTAGTAGAAGAGGGCAGAATGGTTGTCGCAGGAGTAGTAACAAACACAATTTACGATTAATGAAAATTTTAGGATTCGAATTCGGTGCAAATAAAGCCGTAGAAGTACAAGAATTAGGGGGATATCAAGCATTCTCTACACCATTCTTAAAAGTAGGAAAAGGAGACTTATCTCTACCTTACGTTAATGCCCGTTTAAACGTTGGTAACTACGTTAGATTTGGAAACGATAACCTTTACCCTCAGTTACTAAATCAAATGTATTACACAAGCCCGTTGCATGGTGCGGTAGTAGACTTTAAAACAAACGCTACGGTTGGCGGTGGTTATGAATTGCAATATTCTGCGACTTGTTCACCAATGGAAAAGGTAGACATTTACGCTTTTGAAAAGCGAATGAATCTAAAGAAGATACTTCCCGCAGTTACTAAAGAAAAAATCATTCATGGTAGAGTTTACTTTCACTTGCGATTTAATCAAACGGGAACGCTAATATTTTGTAAGCACATCGCAGCGGATAAAGTAAGAAAGAATGCAACAAACGATTTATACTATATCTGCGATGATTGGTCTACTCAGATAAACATACAAACGATTAAGCCTTATAGATTCAACACGAAAGACCTTGAATTTTTATATTGCTATGAGGACTATTCAGTAGGTCAAGACGTTTACACTTTACCGCAGTATTCTAGTTGTATGAATTGGGCTTTTTTAGATGGTGAAATGTCTTATCTTCAAAAGTCAAACATTCAAAATAGTATCTTCCCATCGTTTGCAATGATGTTTCCAAAGAAACCACAAAACGAAGAAGAGAAAAACAGTATTAAAACTACGATTGATAGAGCAAAAGGAGCTACAAATGCGGGAAAAGCAATTGCATTTTTTGCTAACAATAAAGAATCTCTTCCAACGATTGAAGCAATACCTACGAATTCAAACGATAACTTGTTCCAGGTTACTACGGAAAGCATAGACTCAAAAATTTGTCAAGCGCATATAATAGACCCTATACTAATGGGAATTCGTGTAAGCGGTAAGTTGGGAAGTGGTAGCGACATCAAGCAATCTTATGTAATATTTGAAAAGAATAGTATCATTCCGCTTCGTAATTCAGTCGAAGAAATCTTCAACGAAATTTTAGCTATTTGCAACATAAACGCAAAGTTAGTTATTAATAATTTCCAAATCGTTAACGATACCATTGTTGAAATGGATGAAAGAACAAGTGAAATTTCTAACATTATTGCAAATGTAAATCCTGCTTTAGCTTCTAAGTTAATTGATTCAATGACTCAAAACGAGTTGAGAGAATTACTAGGATTAAAACCAATTGAAACACCTCCTGCACTATGATTTACTTTGTAACTGAAAATTACCTAAAAACTCAAACGCCAATTACTGCAAACATTGACGTGAATAATATCGTTCCGTTTATAAAGACTCAAAGCGACATGAGAATAATGCCGATTCTAGGTACTTATTTTTATAACTACCTTTTGGCCGCTTATAACAATCAAACATTAACAGTTGACGAGGAAGAATTAGTAACGTACATTCAACCCGCTATTGCCTGGAGGAGTGCTGAAGATGCTGCTTTTGGCTTATCGTACCAACTTAAGAACAAAGGAATCCAAACGCAAAATGGAGACTATTCGAATAATGTAAGTCAAGGAGAAGTAAACTTTGTACAAGACCATTATGCACAAAAAGCTAGTTTTTATGAGTCACGTTTATGGAAATACCTTGACATGAATAAAGACTTATTTCCCAATTTTATTTCACCTTTAAATAGAGATTCGGATATTAGACCATCGGTACAACAAACGCAAGGATTCAACGATTCAATTTTATTTTTATAAACCACAATACAATGCTTGAAATTTTAGAAACTATTAAGAAACATGGTGCTTTAGGAATGACTGTCATCGCATTGATTTGGATGAACTCCAGGTTGACCTCCGTTGAAGATAAACTATTCAATTGTCTAAGCGCAAACCAAGAAATACGTCAAGCATCAACGCATAGCAAGGTGGAGATAAAAGAAAAACTACTTGCAATTCTACCAAATGATAGAAAAAATAAAAGGTTTATTTCGTGATACATTAAAGAAAGAGGGCAAATGGTCAAGAACTTCGCTTACAATGTTTACTTCTTTTTCTATTTGTGTGCTTGTTGGCTTAATAGATTTTTTTATGCATGGTTTTAATACTGAAGTATTCTTCGGTTTTCTTTCAGTAGCAGTAGGTAGTAAAATTTCAGATTCATTCAGTAAAAAATTAGAAAAATGAAAATAAACTTCTCTCATTTAATAGCATTTATTTGGGCTTGTTTAATCTCAATCCTTTGGCTTATATTTATGACTGGCTGTTCAGCTTCATTCCACTACGGAAAAGCGGTTAAGAAAGGCATGAGATGTGAAACAATTTCCGATACAATAGAGATTCAAAAGATTGATTCTATTTACATAAATAATGAATGGGTGAAGTATGTTACCAAGTATGACACAATAGTGCGTTACAATCAAGTTTTTGTACCTAAAACGAGGTATCAGATTAAAACGGAATATAAAATAAAACGAGATTCGATTGAAGTTGTAAAATATAAAGTAAAAACTGAGTATAAAACAATCAAAAAAAAGTGGAATTTCCCTATTAAAATTCTAATTAT